CGAACGGGCTTTCCAACTCCTTGAATCCACCGACCCGGCTTCCGCCGCCGCCCAACTGGAAGACAGCGCCACACGAGTCCAACTGGAAGCAGGTCGCCTCGGCATCACCATCGGCACAACCCGCGCCAACGTGCTGGCCCGCACCGCAATCGTCAACAACTGGAGCGACTACGACATCGCCACAGCGGTACTTGGCGAAGCCATGTGGGATCCCGGGGAAGCCGAAACCGGAGCCATCGCCGGGAACATGCGGCAAATCAACGGACTCGTATCCAACTATATGGTCAGTTACAGCGCCGCCGTCCTTGAAGACTTCGCCCGCAAACTGTACCTCGGGGAAGAAACCATAGCCGGGTTGGAAGCCGAGTTCGCCAACCAAGCCAAGAGCATGTTCCCCACACTCGCAACAAAAATAGATCAGGGGTACACCGTTGCACAAGTGTTCGACCCCTACGCCCAACAGGTGTCGAAGATGTTGGACATCCCCGCAACAGAAATCGACTTCGCTAACGACCCCCGGTTCCAGTCGATCATCGACCACATCGGCACCGACGGCGAACATCGGCCCATGACGCTTTCGGAGGTCGGCAACTACGTCCGAACTTTGGACGACTGGCAAATCACAGATCAAGCCAAGGGTGAGGCCCGCGGGTTGGCTGACTATATTGGCCGCAAGTTTGGGAAGGCAGCCTGATGTCAGAAGAAACCGCAAACCAGATAATCAGATCCGCTCTTGAACGCTATGGCCTCCAAGGGTTGCTGGACGACCAAGCCCTAAACCTGATCGGGACATGGCAAAGCACATCCAACATGGATGCGGTGTGGGCGAAGGTGCAGCAGTCACAGTCGTACCGTGACCGGTTCCCAGCCATGCAGTCACTTGCAGACAGGGGCCGCGCCATCTCCGAGGAAACGTATGTGGCGATGGAGCAGCAATACGCGTCGGTCATGTCGATGTATGGGCTACCCGCCACGTTCTACGACCAAGCTGAGGACTTTTCGACGTTCCTAGAGAACGATGTGTCGGTCAACGAGTTGCACCAGCGGGTTGGCCTTGCCGCCGAAGCATCAGCGCAGGTCACCTCCGAAGTGAGAGAGCAGTTGGAGGACTACTACAATGTCACCCAAGAGGATCTAACCGCTTTTTACTTGGATCCGGAACGAGCTACTAGCATTTTTGAAGAGCGTGAACGGTTTGAAACGGCCCGGATTGGTGGCATCGCTGCCGAAACCGGATTTGGTTCAATCGACCGCCAAACCGCCGAGCGGCTACGCCAAACGGGGGTTACTGCACAAGAGGCTCGCCGGGGATTCGGGGAACTAGCGGGGTCCACCCTCGGAGAAGAAACCGCGTCCGAGGGCGGGTACAAGGATCCCGAGACAGGCGCGCCGATGGTGAAGCCGCTGATGGTTGGGGCGAAAGACCCGGGGGACATTACCAGCCGGGAACTCGTAGAAGGGGCTTTCGGCACGGACATCGAATCCGCCCGTCGCATCGAAGGCCGTCGCCAACGACGCCTCGCACAGTTCAACAAACGTGGCGGTCCCGCATTGACCCGTGGCGGCTATACCGGACTGGGATCAGCCGAATAACATCGTTGTAGTTACATGCGTGTAATCGCGTGCTATGGTTATGCGTAGACGCCTTTGGCCGCGGACACACTTGTTTCGCGAGGGCTATTTGCGTTGAGGCCACCGGCCTGCCCCTCAGGCTGGTGTGAAACCGAAAAGGGAGAACATAGATGGTTGAGGCGAACGAGTCCGAAACTGTTGAACTAGACGGCAACGGTGAACCGAAGCGCAACTTCCGGCGAGTGCTGGAAGACCGAGCTGAAACTGCGGAAGCCAAAGCATCCGAACTGGAAGCACAGGTAACGCAGATGCAACGCACAGAAGCGTTTCGGGCGGCAGGGATCGACCCGGCAGACACCCGTCAGTCGTACTTCGTAAAGGGGTACGACGGGGATGTTGACCCGGATGCGATTCGGGCGGCAGCCGAGGAAGCAGGCTTCCTTGGTGGCACGCAGGCCGCACCCCAACGGTCGATGCAGCCGATTCCGGGTACGGGAGAGGCAGTAACGTTCCGGCAAGAACTGTTGGCGCAGCAAAGGATTGCTGACGCTGGCGTTCAGGGGCAACCGGTGGCGCAACCCGGTCTAAACGACCGGATTTATGCCACAAAGTCGGAAGCTGACCTGATGGACCTTATGCGTTCAGAAGGTTACGAGTTCAACGTGCAGGGCTGATTTGCCTCTTGTCCCCCCCCCTTTGAGGTAAACAACTAATGGCTTATACCCAGAAATCCAGTGTCGCATCAGACACCGCTGCGTTTGAGCAGCTTGCGTACTTTGCGTTTCGGAAGCAGCCGCTTCACGCAGACTACGCGTCTGTTCGCGCTACCCGTCAGTCACACCGGGGTTCCAGTGTGACATTCAACATCTACGCTGACATGGCTCAGGCCACCTCGGCGTTGACCGAAACCAGTGATGTCACGGCTGTGGCGTTGAGCGATTCGACCGTGAGTGTTTCTCTGGTTGAATACGGCAACGCTGTGGTTACGACCGCTGCGCTTCGCGGCCAGTCCTTCCTGAACGTCGATGCCGATGCGGCCAACATTGTTGGCTTCAACGCAGCGGACTCCATTGATCAGGTGGTTGCCAATCTGCTCTACGCAGGGTCGAATGTTTCATACATTTCGCAGACCTCGCGTGGCGCTCTGGTGGCTGCCAATACGATCACTTCCAACTCGGTTCGTGAAGAGGTTGCTGGGCTTCGCACAGCCGCCGTTCCGACGTTCGACGGTGGCACCTACGTCGGGTTCATCCACCCGGATGTGGCTTATGACTTCATCGGTGCCACTGGCGTCGCTGACCTTCGGTCGTTCCAGATTCGTCTGGACGGCGAGGGTGTCCGCAAGGGCAGCATCGGCACATTCGACGGAGTGAACTTCATCGAAACGCCTCGGGCCTTGCTCGTCGCTGACGGTGGCGCCAGCACCGCCGACGCCTACGGCACGGTCATCGTCGGCCAGCAGGCTATGGCTCACGCCTACTCCACGATGTACGGACCCGACCCGCAGGTCGTGTTTGGTCCCGTGACCGACAGCCTCCGCAGGTTCCAGCCCGTCGGCTGGTACGCCATGTGCGGCTTCGGCAGGTTCCGCGAGGCTGCGATCCGTCGGATCGAATCGGCTTCGTCCATCGGAGCTAACTAGTAGCCCCGGATGACCGATAGCGGGAACCGATCTCCGGCAAACGGGTCGGTTCCCGCTCATCCGGTCATAGGACAACTGCCGTGACCTACTACAAGAAACCCGCGAAGAAGCGCCGGAAGCCCATGAAGGGCGGTCGGCGGTGAGCGACTTCGGTGAGAAGGCTCGCTCGGTTGGGTTCTTGAAGCGTCGCGGTTCCAAGGAAGCGTCGGTTGTGCGTCGGGATTCCGATGGCACAGTCGGCGGACTGCACATTGAACACTGGGATGGCCGCGTTGATGCGAAGGTTGTTCCTGAGTCGGTGCAGTTGCGAGCCGTCCCGGGAGGTGGCGACTAATGGCTGTTACAGCCTCGGGCCTTTTTGTGCCCACATTTTTAGACATTCTGGATGCCACACAAATGGCGGTGGATTTGGTTAGCGACACAGTGAAGTGCGCCATGATTACCAACAGTTCGACGCCCGACTTTGACACCCATGACGAATGGGCAGATTTGTCTGGCAACGAGGTTTCGGGAACGAACTACACGGCGGGCGGGTCGGCGTTAGCGTCGAAGGCGCTTACCGGTTCGTCAGGGACGATCAAGTTCGATGCCGACGATGTTGCGTGGTCTACGTCCACGATTTCTTCTGCCCGTGCAGCGGTGCTTTATGACGACACGTTGTCGGGCGACAAACTGATTTGTCTTGTCAACTTTGGCGCGGATTATTCGTCGGCCAACGGGACATTCACTATTACTTGGAACGCGTCTGGTATTTTCACGCTGGATTTGACGCCGTAGGAGACTGACTGATGGCAACTTCATTCCCAACCAGTTTGGATGCTGCGGGCGGCACGCTTCGTACTGACATCAGCTCAACTGACGATCTGGACGCGTCGGGC